AGTCTGTGTCATCTCTACGTCCTCTAAAATGCAATGCAATAAAGTCTTTAATATCTTCATAAACTGTATTAACTCTATGATTAAATCTATCTCTGTACAGCGTGTGATCTCTTCTAGTAGGATCCCACAAATCTTGCATAGCATACAGTGACTCGCAAATAACTGCAATACCGTTTGCTTCTAATGGTTCTAAGAAACCACTGCTTAATCCAATTGCAAAAACATTATTTTTCCAACTTTCTTTTGCTACTTCAGGTGTGTATGTAAATGAAGCAATAGGTTCGATATGTTCACCACATACACTTCTTGCTTCCTCTAATGCTTGGTCTGCTGTAATATAATTGTTGTCATAAATGTAACCATTACCAGATCTGTGTTGCAAATTAATATTCCAACGCCAACCATATTTCATTGCTGTTGCATTTGTTGTTACTGAATACTTGGGTTCGTCCCACCATGCAATAACAGAGTTGTGTGTAAAATGATCTGAGTAATCAGAGTATTCTGCTCCTAATTTTTTTCTAATTAGTAACTGTGCAAATCCAGTACAATCAACAAACCATTCTCCTTCAATTTCTCTGTTATCATCTAAAATTAAAGTTGTTATATCACCTTTATCATTTTGTTTGGCATCTACGTATGTGCCTTCAATCAATGTAATATCTCTTTTAAGAGCCACTTCTTTCAAGTATGCTGCTGTTGCTCTACTCTCATTGTGCCACATAGCAATAATTGGTAGTTCTGATTTAGAAGCACCAAACGGGACTTTATTTTCTTTAATAAAATAGTTTGCATAGAATGCATCTGCTAACGGAACATTATTACCTAGCAGTGTAGCCTGATATAAATTCTTTTGCCTTTCAGCTGCTATTATACCGGTAAATTGTCCTAAGTTCATATTAAAGACATTAGCGTCAGGATTGTCTGACCAGCCATCTAACCAAGGTGCATAATCTGTTTGCAAACAATGAATAAATTCACTACCTGCTCCTGACCAATCTTTAAAACGTCCACCTAGTTTTGGTGTAGCATTTGCTTTAGCAACAAAGTCATTAAAATCAATATCAAGATACTTTAACATATCAACAAATGTAGTTGTACCGCTTTCACCAGCAATAATAGGTGGCTTATTAGGATCTTCAACAACAGTAATATTCATACTAGGTCTTGTCTTTTTTATTAGTAGTGCAGTTAACCAGCCTGCAACGCCGCCGCCTAATATAACTGTATTAGAGTTCATGGTTTACCTCCAAGTAACGATCTTTTAATATGTTTAATGCTTCTCGATGTGTGTAAATTTTTTCATCTGGCCAATCTGCTAATTGTTTTTTCATTAAATTTGTTAAACTTTCATTGTGTCTTTCTGCAAAATTTTCTTCCCAAAACTTTTTACAAGCGTCATAATCAAAAAGATGTAAGCCGTGCATAACTTGTATCCAATTAAGATAACTGAACATAAGAGACGGATCAACAAAATGTCCTGAATTAGGATAAGCAGTTTTAAATGACTGTAGTGTTTCTTCGTTGAATGGTGTTAGAACAATACCTTCATCACACCAACGCCAAAACTCTGAGTCGTTACGTTTTGTAAGATAATGTATCTGAATAAAGTCAATAATGTTAGTAGCAATTAAATTCATTCTTTCATTAAATCTTTTTGCAACAGTATCATCATTTTTTCTATAGTACAATAAATTACCTACAAGTATATTAACTTGTTGTATTGTTGAACCTATTGATGTTGCTTCTAAAGGTTCTACAAACATAGCACTAAGCCCTAATGATACACAATTCTTTGTCCAAAATTCATTAACATATCCAGCATTAAATTTTACACGTTTACCTATTTCTAAATCTTTAATACCTAAATGCTTTTCATAGTGCTGCGATACTTCATCATATGCTTGTGTTTCGTTAATAAATTGATCACTAAACACATAACCATTTCCATATCTATCTTGTGTAGGAATTCTCCAACACCAACCACTGCTTAGTGCAGTTGCTTCTGTATAAGATGGTATGTCTTCAGTTCTAGCAGTAGGAAATGCAATAGCACTATTCATAGGAAGTTGATGTCCACAGTCTATCCATTTTTGTCCTAGTTTACTTGATATAACTCTATTGAAACCACTACAATCAATAAAGAAATCACTAGCATGTTTTACACCTGCTTCATCAACTAGCTCTTTAACATTACCTGTTTCATCTAAAATCACATCTGCAATATCAACATCTAATACTTCAATACCTCTTTCTATGCATAGACGTGTAAAGAAGTCATTTAATTTATTTGTATCAAAATGGTATTGAGCAAAACTATCATGAAAAGGTTCAGCATGTAAACTACTAGCAGTTCTTTTCCAAACAGTATCAATAGGATCCCAATTTTCAGCAATCATTCTCATCCATTGAACAGGTGCTTCACTAAGTGGATCTAGTGCTGCAAACTGTTCTGTTAAACTATGAAAATAATGTTTCCCATCTCCTTGCCAATTAGTAAACTTAATACCAATTTTAAATGTTGCCCCTGTTTCTCTAACAATTGTTGGCACATCGATATCAACATGGTGCATAAATTTTGACCAGTGTTCTGTACTACCTTCACCAACGCCAATAATACCAATCTTACTTGATCTTAAAAGTTTTAATTTTAATAGAGGGTGGGATTTTCTAAGTGTTAGTGCTGCAACTAATCCACTTGTTCCGCCACCTAATATTGTTAGAGATTTTATCATAACTTATAGGTAGTCCTTCCTTTTAATGTTTCTATTGCTTCTCTACATTTCATCCAGCCGTTACCTGGAGTTTGTGGTAGCATAGATAATCGTGCTACATCTTCTGCACGATATTTACTATAACGCTCATTATATAATTTTTTAATGCTAGGAACATCAAACATACGCAAACCATGCATAACTTGTATCCAATTTAAATTATCGTAAATTCTAAAACTTCCGTGCATACCGTCTTCGGGTAATAATATTTGATTTACAAATTGTTTTTTAAAATTTTCTAAGTTTTGTTTATTGAAAGGAGTAATTTCTATATCATTTTTACACCAACGCCAAAACTTTGAATCTTCTCTTTGTGTAAAATAATGCAGTTGAATAAAGTCTAACACATTACTTAAACAGTCATCAAATATTCTATTGTATTCATTTATAGTTGCTTGATCGCCACGTTCCCAAGATGCTAGTGCAGCAACTAATGCTCTTGATTGTTGTATAGTTGTTGAAATACTACTTGCTTCTAAAGGTTCTACAAAGTTACTACTAAGTCCAATGCTAACACAGTTCTTAATCCAAAATTCATTAACTTTACCTGAAACAAAATTAATTTTTCTACCTATATTAATTGTGTCTGAAAACAATGTTTGTATTTCTGCTACGGCTTCGTCTTCAGAAATAAATTGATCACTAAACACATAACCGTTACCAAAACGTTCTTGTACAGGGCTGCGCCAATGCCAACCAGCACTTAATGCTTTAGAAAGTGTGTAAGGTGGAATCTCTTCTTGACGTGGTGTTTGAAAAGCAATAGCACTATTCATAGGTAAAAATGCTGACCAGTCTACCCATTCAGCACCTAGTTTACTTGCAATAACTCTTTTGAATCCACTGCTGTCAATAAAAAAGTCTGCATTATAAACGTATCCGTGTACATCAACTACTGAGTCTACAAAGCCTCCGTCACCAATATTAACATCTACAACTTCTGTAGTAACAACTCTGATACCTGCTTCAATGCATCTCTTTTCTAAAAATGCATTTAATTTTTCACTATCAAAATGGAACTGATAGTAATCTTCAAACGGTGGACTTACATATCCTTGCATAGGTAAATCCCAATGCAACGATTCAGAGTCAACACCTTCTGAAATTAATCTCATTAATGTATGTGCATCGCCTGTGTATGCATCTGCGAATACATATGGTTCTGCTAAACTGTGATAGTAACTGGTTTTGTCACCGTGCCAATCTTCAAACTTAATACCAATTTTAATAGTTGCACCACACTCTTTTGCAAGATCAGTCATTGTAATACCTACTGCATCAGCAAATCTTCTCCAGTGTTCTGTACTACCTTCGCCAACACCGATAGTTCCAATTTTATCAGATTTAATAAGTGTAATGTCTAAGTTGTCAATAGACTTTTTATGATATAGTGCAGTCATTAGTCCAGCATTACCACCACCTAGCACAAGTAATTTATTAATCATTTCTTTTCCTTAGTGTGTACTTCTAAACTTGCAACTGAATCTGTTGCTAAATTAAAATTTATGTCGCCATATGGCATTGTATTAAAACTTATAATGTATCTATCTTTTTCTCCGAAGTGTGGGGTTGAACTATGAAATAACCAACTAGGAAATAAAACAAGTTTTCCAGGCTCAGCTTCACTAAACCAGTGTGGACTATAATCATGTCTAAGCACTTCTAGTTGTGCTTCTGTTCTGTGCTTAACAGGATCTTCAAATACTGTTGCAGCACCTTCAGTAAGATAATATACACCACTTAAAAAACTCATAGAGTGTCTGTGGTATTGTAAACGCATACCTTCTCTGGGCAATGCTCTATTAAACCAACTGCTTGTAATTTTAAATCCATCGCAGTCAAATTTTTGTTGTTCATGAACTTGCTTTATACAATCGTTAATCCATGAAAACAACGGTTGTAATTCTTTTTTATCATGCAAGTTTCTCATTGAGCTAAGTGTTTCTGATTGCTTTACATGATCTGCATACTGTTCACACAAAGGAATCAATGAATTGTTGTCTAATTCAGTGTTGCGGAATTCAAATATCTCAGTAGGAAACGTTGGTATTACTTTCATTAAAACTCAACCCAGCCTGTTAAAAGATATTTTTCACCACTTAGTGGCGGATTGCCTCTGTGAGTATGGGTGTAACCTGCAGGCCAAACAACTAGTGTACCTTCTGTAGCAGCAATACGCTTCTTCTGATACAACCATTCTGTTTCACCTCCTTCGTCGACTGTGTTAAGATACAATCCCCATGCTGCAATTCTACTTGATCTTTCTTTGGTATCTGATTCAAAGTGCCAAGTATGATATCCTTCCCCAGGAAGAGTTTTTTGGAGTTTCATAAAATAAACTCTGTGATCACCACATTCGCCTAATACACTATAATGTGCTGTATACTGTTTCCAACAATCAATAAATCTATTCATAAAAATATGCACAGTAGGATTATCTGTTGACATATTTAAGGCTGGTTGCTCAAGAAGAAATGCAGCATTGTCTGCTTTGTTGTGTGCTGAATTATCACCCAAAGTTTGACGACTAGCAGTTAAATGCAAGTCGTTCAATTTTTCGTAGTATTCAATAAGTGTAGCACATTCTTCAGGTCTCATAACGCCTGTCCATGTTGCAATATCGTTCTCTATAATCATACTACTATTTATGGCCAGTTTATTAATGACATGAATAGTCTGAAAGCAGATAAATACTTTACAACAACAGTGGAAGAACTCAAAATATGGCAAATTTACCTATCATTAATAACCTTCGAGTAGTACCAAGAGATGCAGAATTTCTGGATAGAAAAACGGGTGCTCGTGGAGAAATATTCTATGATAAAGACAATAACACAATTAGACTGTACGATAGTCAAGTTGTAGGTGGTTTACCATTAGCAAGAGGCGACTTAACCAACGTTACTAATGCAATATTTGCAGCAAAAGCAACAGCAGCAGGAGTAGGCGGAAGCACTAGCAGCGGCAGTATTGAAGTAAGTCAAACAGCGCCAAGCACACCAGAAGAAGGTACAATCTGGTTTAATAGCACTAATGGTACACTTTATGTCTATATCAATGACGGTGATAGCAATCAATGGGTACAACCAGTATTAGGTTATCCTGCTATCCCATCGAATTTAGAAGATTTATCAAACGTAACTATTGTATCACCAAGTGCTGATCAAGTTTTAAAATGGAACGGCAGTGCATGGATTAACGCAGCAGCACCAGCAGCAGGATTAGATCAAGCAGCAGTTAGGTCAAGTATTTCAGTTGGCACAGAAGGAACTGCGGCAGGCGACGGAGCAGTTAGTTACGACAGCGGAACAGGTGTGTTTACATATACACCACCATTACTAAACAGTTTAACAGTCAGTGGTAACTTAGATATGGGTAGTAATGATATTACTACAACAGGCAAAATTTACTACGCAAACGTATTTCCAACCGAAGGTGATTTACCAAGTGCAACAGATTATCATGGCATGTTTGCCCATGTACATGGAACAGGTAAAGGTTATTTTGCTCATGCAGGTGCATGGACTAAACTAGCAAACGAAGCAACAACACTTGCTGGGTACGGAATTACAGATGCTGCAACTTCAGCACAAGGTACTAAAGCAGATAGTGCATTACAAGATTTAACAACAACTTCTATTACAACACTTTCAGATGTTTCAGCAAGTTCACCAAGTACTAACCAAGTACTTAAATGGGACGGCGCACAATGGTCTCCAGCATCAGACGCAGTTGGTAGTGGTGCTATAACTGCAACTATTGGAGGAGCAACACAGGCAAATCCAGTTGTAATTAGTACAACTTCTGCACATGGATTCTACGAAGGACAACCTGTAACTATTACAGGTGTTGTTGGTATGACAGAACTTAATGGTAACGAATACTATG